ACTGTTTTTTGTTTCGTCTCTAAATGCGTGCTCTTCAGTACGTGGAAACTGACGGTAAAACTCGTTTAAAGCATCTTGATCATCTTTTAAACCATCAGCTTCGTTTTGCCAATTATCTATTACACCTATATCTATTAATTCACCATCTGGGGCGAATACGTCTGTGTCAGGAGTAGTAAATACTGGAAATCCGAACTCGTTAATAAATCCTTCGTAGTTCCATTCCATTGGGATAAACAAAGAGTATAAACCAGATTTTGTCTGGCCATTTCTATTTCTTTTAGTGACATCTGATGCGTTGTATAGTTTTTTAAAATTATCTCCACCTTTATCTAGTGCGTTTGAAGTCGAGCCCATCATGCATTTACCTATAATTCTACTACCTAATCGTAAACAAGTTTTGGTTACTCGCCAATTATTTAATATATTATCGGGTCTTTCCCACTTACCACTCTCATCATGTACTAGTAAATTTAGTTTTTCACCATCATAACTATTATCTCCAGTATTTTTCCAATCTATAGTTGTATCTAGACCTTGTATATCTTCAAGCTTTTCGTTTGTAGTAATTTTTTTTCTAGTAAACTTACTAGCTGGTACTCTATAAGCAAGTTCTGATTTTGGCCTATCCATACCGTCTTGTATTGGTTTAAAGAAAAAAGGATAGTTAATACTAATAGGTACTACTTTATCTGTAAACATTTTTTTAGCATCAGCACCTGTTTTAGATAGTATTCCATATCTACTATCACTAGCAAGAGTAGCTAAATTAACTGTTTCAGCAGATGACATAAACGAAAACCCTGACCTTCTGTTCTTTAGGTAGCACATACCATAACATCTTTTATCAGCCTTGCAAGCTTCCCAAAATATAAAAAACAATCTATTAGCTTCTCTAAAATCAGGAGCACCTACATCTATCTTGCTCCACTGAAGATACATATAATGTGCACCTGTTAAATATGTTGGTTTTTCTCCATTAGTAAACCAAAAACCTTCATCTCTTCTTTTAAACTCTTCGTCTATATAATCAAACCATTTTTCTTTATTTTCATCTGGATAGTTTTTCCAGTCAAATATATTTTTTAAACGAGATAATTCTTTTGGTTGTTCAAACTTTACCCATTTGTTTTTGGGGTGCACGTGCACTTCTTTTGGTTCCAACGGCAAGCCAATTCGCAAACCTTGGATTTCATAGATTTTACCAATTTTTCCCGTTTTAGAGATAACCACAATATCATGTTCTTTATTGTATCCATATTTCCATTTTTTAGATTTATTAAGACGACTAATAGTTGTCCTCTTAATGGGTTCAATTATTTTAACTAAACTTTGCTCGTACATTACTTAGATCTACCTTCTGCGAATCCTTTAAAGACCGTTTCCTTTCTCTCTTCAGGTGCTTTGCCCTCAAGCAGGTTCTTTTCTTCTTGAATTCTGTTAAGTATTTCAAATGCGTCAAATATAGCTAGTTTTTTAGTAGCTGCAGCATTTTTTAATCTATCAGCTGATATATCATCATCTGAATCTACAATAGGTTCTTTTGCCACCTTAATTAATTCATCAACTGCTTTTTGCCCAGCTAGGATTATATTCTTCTTCGTTTCCTTGATATTCATATTTAATTGTAATAAATTTAGATAAAACTCTATATAATTTTTGCCCGTCTATTATGAATTCGTATTCACTGTTTGGTGTAAAGCCAACTAAGTCGCCTTTGCTATACACACTATCTGCATACTTTATAATACCTATTAGTGGTTGTTCTTGATCAATATTAAACGTGTCAAAACTTTTTATTGGTTTTACAAAACAATAGCCTTTTGGAGCTAGCCATTTGTTATTTTTTTTATACAAAAATATTTGATCGTGGTTTACAAAGTAAGTAGATTCATTAAAATAACTTCTACTATTTTTTTCTACGCCATATTGATTATGCCATCTACGAAAAACATTATGGTGCACTATAACTGTATCACCAGGTTTTATATCTGTATCACCAATTATAGGTGTTGATATAACTGTAGCTTCTCTGTTTATATATTGGTGGTTAAATATTTCAGTATTAAGTATTAACTCTGAATCACCAACTTTTTTAGTATTGTTATATCTTTTTCCTTTTGGTGTTACAACAAAGTTGTAAACACTTTTCATTAGTATTCTAAATTATATTCTACAGATACAGCCATATTTTTGTTAAAGTCTTTCCATGGTAATACATCTTTTTCTTTTCTAATATAAATAGAAAATTTATCATCTTCCTCTATGATATCACAAATTGTATGTCCACCATAAACTTCTTGACCAACAGCGTAATGCATGGCATCATTTTTATAGTCTTTACCGATACTAATCTTTCTTATCAGCTTTGCCATTTTCCGGGTAATTTATAGCACCAGTACTTATATCTATATCATAAGTACCATAGTCTTTTTCAAACTCTACTTGCATTTCAGACAATACATCTCTTGAGGAAGATACTTGGTGCATTAATTCATGTTTTTTAACTTCTATAGATCCTATTTCTAATTGAGATCTATTTATATGATTTATAGTATCTTGAATTTTTTTCAACTGTAAATCAGTAATTTTTTCTGGTCTTGTTTTTGTTTTTGCCATTTTATTTTATTTAATTATTTTTTTATTCTTGATCTTGCTTCCATCCATTTTCAGGATCTCTTATTATATTCAATACTTGTTCTTTTGTGTATTGTGTTTTCCCATCTAAAAAAGAAGGAGTATTACCTTCAAACTTTAAAAGTGTTTTACTTTTATCTTTATTATACATCAAAGTATCAGCACTAGTTTGTAAAACTTTGCTAAAGTCAATACTAGATACTTCTGATGAATCTATAATTACATATTTTCTACTCATTTTATATTTTTTATATAGCGTCCTCTGGTAATTCAGAGTCAAATGTCATTCCATTTTGAAGTTTACCTGTAACACCGTTACCAGATAAATCTTCTGTTTCTGTTCCAATGCCTTCTGAAAACGTATAATAAAGCACTAAATTTCCAGAACTAGTATAGCTACCTGAGTTATAACGGGGATCAGCAGGTATACCATCATTGTAAATAACGTTAAGTGCAGCTTCACTTAAAGCGCCATCCCATATAGCCACGTCAGATATTTTACCATCAAAAGCAGTTGTAGACTGAACAGAAGATACATAAGGTGTTCCACTTGAATCAGATACGTTTGGATCAGCACCAACCATTACGTCAACATCTTTTACACCGTCTTCTGCACCATAGTTAATAGCTTGAGCAGAGCCAACGTCGTGCACGGCTGTACCCATTGCCGCAATAGCAGAACCATCATAACCAGCCCAAAGTCTAGCTGTTGTCCCGTCATATGTAGCGGCTAAAAAAGCCCAGCCATTAATAAGAGCAGCTACATCTTGTACTTCTGAAGATAATACAGTTAAATATCCAGGGGAAGAAGACCCGTTGTTAGCAACACTAATTGAAAATTTTAATTTAGTAGTTGGGTTTGCTTCTGTTCCAGCAAAATCAACACTTAAACCATAACCACCAGTATTTATATTACTAACAACACCTTCTGATCTATCTTGACTACCACCTGGATTTGCAGGATCCCAATTATCTGGCTTTATCCAAGCTGTTACAGTTATTGCATCTGGAGGTCTTGGGGTTCCAGCGCCACGTGTATTACCAGCGTTTACAACGTTATCACCACCATCACCGTCAACACTATTTCTTCTACTACTAGAAATAATTGTATCAACTCCTAGCTTAAAAAAACCTACACCTAATCCTAAACTCATATTTTAATTTCTTGTATTCGATGGTCCAAAATATAATATAGCTCTTCCAGTGGCAAGATCTACGCTAGTCCATCTACCGTATATTGTTAAGCCCAAAGGAAAGACAACTGTATTAGCTAAATTATCAGCGTTAGTACCATTAGCACCTACAGCTGTTGTTTGTATAAAAGCTGTAGATCCTGCTAAATTAGCGCCAGTAGTACCATCTACATACCCAGATGTGTCACCCGTTAAAGCTTGAAATGTTGTACCAGATTGTAAAATAGTTATTGCAACAACTACTTTTCCAGTTGGAGGTGTGAAAATATCTGTATCTCCCAGGTAAGCACTACCCATTTGACCAAAACCATAAGCTACTTCTGTTGAATTAAATCCCATAATTTTATTTTTTTACTTTTTCAAATGATCGACCACCAAAATAAGCGCCAATCACTGTTATTAATACTAATTGTAATAAGTCAACCCATGAAGACTTGACTTCAAATTTTAATGCACCTGCATCTATAAATATTAATAGCATGGTGCATACTATTAAAAATATTAAAGTCATAGGCCTAACATTTTTACTAAGCCATGAATCACTTTTTAAATCTGCTTCCCATCTAGCTGTAATGTTCTTTTCCATTTCAACCTCATAGTTAGCAACTAATTCTTTTATTTTTCTTTCTGCTTCGAGCTTTTCTTCACTAGATGTATGTAAGTTATCTATAACTCCACCTACATTTTTTACTAAATCAGCAGCTCCTCCAGATAATAATTTTCCTAACATAATATATAATTTTTAATATCCTCCACCTCCGCCTCCTGTAGATGGCGGTGTTATTGTTATAGTTGGTGGTGGTGGTGGTGGTGGTGTAGGTGGTGGCGTTGGTGCTACCGGTGGTGGTGTTGGAGGGGGTGGTGGTGAGGTAGGTTGTGTAGCTGGTTGTGCTACAATATCTTGTGATGTAAATACACTATGACTAGAACCTCCCATATAACCAACAACACCGTTAAACATATGAGTATGTGTTCCTTCTAAACCATTAGCTGTAGCCCATCTTTCAGCTTCTGCAAGTGTTGAAAACAATGGTATACGATCTATTTTAGTTAATAACGGCATTATTTTTTAGCAAATTTTTCTAGACCAGCTATACCAAAACAACCTAATACAACTAAAACAAATGAGTCGTATACAAATTCGTTGATAGCTAAGTCTCTTCCTAACCAACCTGTAAGTAAATCAAGTACCATAACTAAACACATTATTACAAAAGCCACAGCTCCTATAATAGACTTTTCATTCCACTCGTTGTTGTCCTTAAATATATTCATATTTTTGCTTTTTTCTCCCAAGGAAATTTATGATCACCAGCTTCTTTCCATTGACCATCAACTAATATCATATCTTTACCATCTATAGTTTCTCTTGGATACGTTACCCCATTATAGTATATACTATTATCAGTATAACCTAGTTTACCTAACTTTATCTCTGTAGCGTGTATCATTTCCTCTCTTATTGCATCTTGCTCTAAACGACTACCAGGTACTATTTTATCACTAATGTATATACTACCATCCATATTAGCCTCACCCATTATACCATCTTTTAATGGTTTTCTAATAACAGGTGTTCCAGGTACAGATACATCATTATCACCAATCTGCTTGTTAAAACGCATTTTAGTTTTAATCTCGCCGCTAACGGCATAATTACCTCTTTCTGATCCTAGTTTAAATGCCATTATTTTTTCATTTTATAAATACTTATACCTAACTTTTTTGCTTCTTTTTTTGTATTTTCAAATTTTTTATTTAAATCTCTTAATTGCCCAAGAACATTTTTATCAGCTGGTAAAGTATCTTCATAATTTTCAATTTTTTGAGAGGTAGGTTGTGTGTCTTTTTTAGTATCTCCACTTTTTTTGTTCAAATTTGGTTTTTCAACCTTTGGTGGTTTGTTTTTTACTGGAGAGTTACCAAATCCACTAAAGCCCTTCATTTTAAATAGTGTGCTCATATTATCTATCTTTATCTTTAATCATATCATCTATAGCTTTATTATAAACTTTATCTGTATATGATTTGTTATTATAAAAAATACTTCTTTCTGATATAGGTAAATCTTCCTCACCTAGAAGTATTCTGTAAATTCTACTTATCATTTGACCACATTTAAAAGATGTTTTAAATACAGAGTATTTTATAGTTGTTCTATTTCTATGTCTCCATACTTCTATCCAACCATCTTTTCGTAATCTTTCCCAACGGTTTTTGTCCCATGAATATGTGTAAGTACCGTCTAAAAACTCTTGCCGTGTAAATCTTCCTTTACAATCTAAATAAATTAATAATTCTAAATCTGCATCTTTTAACCCGTAAGTTTTACAGACCCACTTTCTAGTGAGCCTGTAATACTTAAGGATATTCATTTCACGCAGA